AGTCTCGATGACCATCTTAGCTTGGTCGAACGATAAGTTCTCAGTTAAGTTTAACATTCTTTAAACTCCTTAACAATTAGGAACCGATAGTTGATTTCTTATTATCAGCACCTTCGCCTGCGCCTTTTTTCTCAGCGCCGTGGCCTTTTGGCATAGCTGACATTGACTTACTTGCTTTACCACCTGGAACATTCACGTTTCCTGCTGAATCTTCTTTTGGTGACTCTGCTTTTCCACCAGTTTCTTCGCCACCTTTGACGATGTTACTAGCATCTCCGCCCATGTCGTTTTTACCAGCTACTGTAGACTTTTTGTTGTCAGCCGCATCGTTGTTTGATGGAGCACTTACTTTCGTTACATACTCTCTCATTAACTCTGCACTAGACTGAGCTACTTTAGTTTCCATTGCTGGTTGTTCTATGTCAAGCTCGGCTTCCGGAGCAACATCAATTGCTTCGTCTTCCTTCTCTTCATCACCTTCGTCGTCCATGTCATCCATGTCGCCTTTGTCTTCGTCACCCATGTCGTCATCTTTTTTATCTGACATCATTGAGTCAAACTCAGCTTTAAGGTCATCAAGAGCATCTTCTAAGTCAACAACTCTGTCTTCCATATCTTTGTCGTCAGCATCGTCGTCGTCTTCTTTGTCTTCACCGTCATCTTCGATGTCAGCGATCATGTCATCAGCGGCATCGCCACCCATTTTCATGTCTGCATCTGCTTCTGGTGTAATTACATCTTCGAAGTCTTCGTTAGCTTTTTCATCAGTAGCTTCTGCATCAGCTTCTTCTACTTTATCTTCAGCTTTTTCGTCAGTTTTTTCTTCGACTTTGTCTTCGTCTTTAGCATCAGCTTTTTCTTCAACTTTGTCGTCAGCATCTTCTTTTGATGCTTCGTCAACTGCTTCGTCGTCAGCTTTTGCTTCTTTTTCGTCAACTTTTTCGTCCTCAGATTTAGAAGCTTCGTCAACTTCTACGTCTGCAACATCGTCTTCGATTAATTGTTCGTAAATTGAACGAGATTTTTCTACAACTATTTCATGAAATAGCTCTTCAGCTCCCGCTTTGTCTTCTGCGATTAACTTTTCTAGCATCGCTTCAAATTTAGATTGATTTGCCATTGTTTTCTCCTCTCCTGTTGTTTAGATGGTAAGGCTGTCACTTGTATTTACACTTTTAGAGGAAATATGCGTAGATATACGCCAAAAATCGCCTATTTTACATTATGATTATAGAATCTGTAAGCGATTTTTGAATTCTGCTATCGTTATGTGTTCTAGGTTGATTAATTGCTGTAAATTGTCTGGGCAATAATCGTCCAAGTTCACTACTACACGTATATATCTCTTTTGTGGATTTTTCTGTATAACTATGCCAGTTTGTCTGGCCCAGTTGCCGTGGTATGTTGCTGGGTCGCTTGATTTTTTATAGTTTTCGCTGTCAGCATATATGTTGTTGAGCAGTCCACCCGATCCTTCAAAGTCAAATCCAAGTATGTAAATTGGGTCATTTTGATGTGCATGAGGATTTGCTGGATCACCATAAGTTGCTAACCATAGTGCTGTTGGTCCGCTACTCCAACCCTGTGGCTCCGCAAAGAAGTTTAGCTTGTTCATTTTATCAAATACTTTGTTGGGATTGGTCCAAACTTCGTGTGTGTACTGCCATTTGTGCCTATCTATTTCTGCAATCATCTTTGTGTCTACAGCAACCAGATAGTCAGGATCAAATGTCCTATAAACCGCATTACAGGCATATATCTTACCGTGGTCTTTAAGTTTGTGTAAGTCTATGTGTTGTCTTGATTTGCCATTACCTATTATAAAGGCTGTGGTCATTTAATTCTCCGTAAAGCTCTATGCCGGTTCGGCGTTAGCGGCTAGTCCGTACATTTGACGAACAAAGTGCAATTCCTTTTCCTGCTCTTCTTTATGTAGTTCTGATGCTTTACGAATTTTGTTGATTTGGCGTAAGTTTAATCTTGTTTTACGTGTGTCATCTTTTGTGACAATAGAGTGGTCGTAGTCAGGGTCATAACCTTTTTTCTCTACAGGCTCTAAAGTGTCTTTGTCAAAATAAAATAGTTCACGTAACTGCATAATACTATTTATACTCCTGCTGGTGGTGTTGCCCCGCCCCCAGGTGCTCCTCCGCCTGTGGCTGTGTCTGGTGGTGTTGCTGATCCGCCATCAACTGGTGCAGGTTCATCTCCTCCGGCAACGTCTTCACCGGCTCCTGCTCCTCCTAAGTCAGCACCAATACCTGCGGCACTAATACCTCCGCCACGTAATTCACCTGCGGCATCTGTTGGTGGAGGAGTAATGTTTTCATCATTTTCTTCTCTCCACAGTCTTTCGTTTTCAGCAAGTTCTTCTTCAGTCATGCCTAAGAAACGTTTCAATGCAAATCTATTAGATATGTAAGGTATAGCACTCATTTGTGTATAAGTTGGTACCCTTGCATTGTCAATTTCACTTTGTCTGTAAGCCGCAAAGTTTTGTGGTGGTTGGAATTTTAGATCAAACATAGCTGTATCTATGTTGATTCCTTTTTCTAAAAGATAACGTTTAAATTCTTGATCAAATTCTTCTACAACTAAATTTTGTAATCTTTCACAGTAAGTATTGAATCTTAGTTCCTGTATATAAGCTGTACCAACCCTACCATCTTGGAACTGTGTTGCTCCGTCATCTGGTCCTGTTGGCAAATAACTACTTGGTATACGTAAACCTCTAACAAGTTTGTTTGTAAAGTATTTTAGATCATCAATTTCACCTAAGTTTGTACCACCTGGTAATGTTTCTACTTTAGATCCTCTACCTTCTGCTGTTTGTGGGAAGAAGTAATCTTCATTTATTGACAATGGATTGTATGCACTATCAATAACATTGTTACCACCTCCTGTTGAACTTGGTATTCTTCTTTGGTGTATGTCTGTTTTTACACGTTCTACAAATTGCATTGCCAAGTGTGATGGCATATTACCCACGTCAACGTAAAAAACTCTACGTTCTGGTGCTCTTTGTACCCTATAAATTATAATTGCATCTTCAAGTAATTCTTTTTGTTTGTATACTTTAAATATACCTTCTAATAAACTGTTACCAAATGGAAAGTTGTTATCAAGCCCTTCTGATAAACTCAAGTGTACAACGTTCTCTGCCGCGATAGCAATTTCTTGTACGTCTTTTTGGAATCTACCTCCTGATAAACCTTGATTAGGTGCACCAACATAACCACGCACACCGCCTTGCTGATAACCACTGCCACCACCTGTAACGTTACCTGATGTTTGATGTGGCGTTGTTGCTACTGCATCTTTAAAATTTAAATTTACATTTCTTATGATGTATTGTTCTGGTTCTTTACCGCGTGATTCGTTTACAATTATACGTGAAACGTTTGCTGGATCACAATAAAACCATTTTTTAGTTTCAGGATCTCTAATAAAAAATGCATCACCATATTTGAATACGTTACGCATAACACGAAACATTTTTGTTTCAAAGTTTTGTATCTTGCACCATTGTTGCATATACAATTTAAGTGTTTGTACTTCTGAATTTGTTGCTTTTTGTTTGAAGTCAATTATAAAAGGTGAGTTGTTTGCTTTGTTTTTTTGTGTACAAAATTCTGCTAATATGTCAAGAGCGGCATTTACTTCTGAATCCAAATCCATTGTGTTGTATTGTCCATAACGTTCAACACGATTAGGTGAACCTACATATACATCTGGAAGATATGAAGAATAATTTGCTTGAGCCGGACCCATACCGGAATTACCAGTACCACCCAACGGACTATAATTTCCGGAACCACCTTGTTCTGCTTTAACCGGATTGAAATATCTTTTCCAACTCATTTATTTTCCTATACCAAATTGTCAGCAGTATCTCTTGACGTACTTGCTATTTTTCTTAATTCTGCTAACATTTGGTTAACACTAGTATTTAACTGATCTAACTTATCTGCGGCACCCTTCTGGCCTTCACCAAAAGAAGAAAAGTTGCTAACGAGATTTGCTTTTGCTTCAGAATCCAATTTACTGTACTGAGCTTGATAGTCACCTAGTTGTTTTGTAAGTTCTGTGAGTGATTTAGAAACGTTTCTTAAATTGGCTCCGTCCATCGACTCAATAAAGTTTGCAATACCTTGTAAACCTTCTCCAATTGCTTTCAAACCTTGTGCATCAACGTCAGCAAATTCTTTTACATCGTCTGCAAGATCTGATATGCTACCCGAACTGCCTCCAAATAAACTTCCTAATGCTTTACCAATACTGTCAAGCACACCGTCGCCTGTGAACGCACTCATTCCTTTGTGTAAACTTACTAATGCAGGTCCAACTGCGTGTAGTTTGGTTGGATCCACATTTTCAAATTCTCTAATACCATTTGCAAGATTTTCAAACGCACCTGAACCAACAAAGTTTGCAACAATACCACCTTTGGCTAAATCCATGATTGGACCTGTAAGTTCTTTTAGTCCGCCACCTACTAATTTTAATTGATCAGCATCAAGTTCTTCAAACTTTTTAGCACCATCGGCCAAGTTTCCTACTGAACTTGTGATAGCTTCTATAA